TAATTGTTGATTAGTTGAAGAAAATAATTGCCAATAAAACGTTGCACTACTTGTTAAATTATCATTTATACTATTCATATTAAAAATAGTAGCCATTACCATAATTCCATTATACCATATTGATATAGGTTGTATTTCTTTCATTTTAATTTATATTATTTTTTACTAATATTGCGTTTAATTCTTGAATAGATTTTACTAATGCTGCAATAATTGGCATTTGATTTAAACCTATAAAAGTATCTTCTTCATTTATTGATTCAATGTAAGCTTGTGGAATAAAATCTTTAACCTCTTGAGCAATAAACCCTAATTGTTTAGGTTTAAATTGATTATCATTTTTCATTCTATATAAAGTAGGCTTTAATCCTAAAATCTCATTTAATCCTATTGTAGATATTTCAAAATCTTTCTTTTTATTAATATCTGATATTGGAATATAAGCACCAGTTGATGAATTAATATATCCTACGCCTGAGCCTTGATAATTAAAATAATAATTAGTATTCGCAGCAACAACAGAAGTCCACCAATTACCTAATGTATTTGCTAATCTTATACCAGCATAACCACTATTAGCAGTTTGTTGTACTTGTAAATTTGCAGTACCAGCATCAGTAGAAGTTCCAATTAATATATTACCTGAACTTGTAATACGCATTTTTTCGGTAGATGAAGTTCCAAATAATAAATTATTAACTGCGTTTACTGCAAAATCAGTGGACGACGTAGATGGTATAATCCAATCAGCATTACTTATATATCCTATATCAGAACCGTTACGTTTCCATCTTGCACCAACGTCACCAGTACCACCTCTTTCTAATCTTAATTCAACGGTATTGGTTGATGAATAAACGTATAATGTAGTAGAAGTTGTAGCTGCACCAATTCCAACATTACCAGTTAGTAAACTTCTACCAGTAGTTCTAAAAGTACCTGTTACGTCTAATTCATAACTAGGACTTGAATTATTTATACCTACTTGCGCACCAGACGTCCAAGTAATATTTGGCGTACCTAATGTACCTATATTGCTTACATTTCCTAATGAAAATTTATTTCCACCAGCTTCTGTTTGTATAGTTCCATAAACATCTCCACTACTTTTTGTTAAATATATTTGATTAGTACCTAAACCATTTTGGATACTAATGTATGAATTAGTTGATAAATTTCCAGTTAATGATCCACCAGTTAAAGGTAAATATCCACTAATATCACTTGTTAAAGCTAAAGTACCAGTAGTAGCTGGAAAGGTATAATTATAACCAGCTGCCGTTGGAAAAATAAAACTTGCACCACCAGTTCCATTTGCTAAAGCAAAATTAATACCAGTAGTTGATCCAGACATATTTGTATATGATGCAGTAGCACCACCACTTGCATATCCTAAATTTAAACCATTTTGTATAGCTTGTATTCCAGTAGTTGTAACATTTGCAGATAAAGTAATTAAATTAGTAGCACTATTAATTGATAATGGTGTATTTGCTAAACCATTGTTATAAATATCAAAACTATTAGCACCAGCACTATAAGTATTTCCTATTCGCCATTTACTTACCCCAGCATTTTGAAATTGTAAATAAGCATTATTTGATCCAGTACCGTTAAAAGTTGCGTTAGTACCAGTTGCGTGTATATCTAATGGTGCAGATGGTGTAGCTGTACCAATACCTAATCTTTTATTAGTATTATCCCAAAAAAATGTAGCATTACTTTGACTAATTAACCCACTAGCACCAGAAAATAATATACTACCAGTAGTTAAAGATGTATTTGTTAAGCTATTTGTGCTTAACCCACCAGCAGTAATTACAATGCCAGTAGCAGTAGTATTTCCATTTAAACAAACACTACTTAAAGTACCCCCACCTACTCCAGCATCAGCTACTAAAGTCCAAGCACTACCAGTGTCCTCAAATATTTGACCACTGTCAGTAGATACAAACAATCTACCAGCAAAACCAAAAGTAGGTCTGTTAGCTAATGTATCTGTAAACATTGCTGGTGTACCTCTTTGATTTAATATTTCGTAAAATACCCTTACACTCATATTATTGTATTATTATAGTATCTACGTTTGTAATTACTTTCATTTTTAAATATTCAAATATCTCTTGCGTACTACGACTACGTTATTACCAGTTGTTGATGTACCAAAATTTACAAAGAATCTTTGATTTGTTACTTCACCAGTATTACCAGATATTTCAAATTGTTGGTTAGGTTGTAAAGTAATACTTTCAATTTTTGCTACACTTGTACCATAATTAATAAAGGTCATACCATTATAAGGATAACCCCCTACATATTGGCTATTGTCCACTGTGTAAAAATCTACTTCATATTTAAGTAGGTTAATTGATACGTCTTGCATAATTATATTGTATTAGGTATTTTCCCTAGTTTTCTCATTCCACTCAATGCAAAATGAACATTGTAAGCATCGTTTGATACCATACTAACTGGGGTTTCATTTGTTACTAAATTAGTTTGTGGTGTAGCTGGTGGTAAATTAGTAACAGTTAAATCTGCCACATTTGGTTTTTTCTTTTTTAAATAAAAGTATAAACCGACACCAATTAAACCAAGTATAATTAAAGTTCTATTTTTCATTTATATTAATTTTAAGCATCTAAAACTTCACCACGTGGGATACTAGAATATACAATATTGTCTAAAATTTTTGTTCTAGCCCAAGAGTTTGCACCGTATTTATCAACGTATCTAGCTGTTACTGGATGCAGTTTACCTTGATAAAGTATCGCTGTTTCTACTCCGTTTGCTACATAATCACCCTCGTTTAATGGAAATGTAGATCCATCCATACCAATACCCAATGGATAAACAGCTTGTTTAGGCATACTGGTAGTAACTATTGAAGCATTACCAGCTGGTATTGTTCCACCTCCAGTTGGTACTTTCATACCAGTAGATTTTTTTCTAAAAAATAAATAATAGATAGCCAATCCACCTAAGCCAATGTAAATGATATTCTTTTTCATATTTTGATTTTATATTGTTTGTACGTCATTTGAGTTTACATATCCAGTAGTGCCATTTGCAAAATCACTACCAATAACTACATTTAGTTGTGATCCAGTGCTACCTATTACTGTCATTCCTAGATTAGCAGTATCATAAGTATATACTAAATTTTTGTTTTTATCAAAAATTTGAGTTCCTATATTACTAAAAACTTGTTGAGTTCCAGTAGGTGCATTTGTTTGACCTACGTAAACAGTTCCTTTTAATTTACCAGCTTTTTTAAAACTTGTTAATAGTAAATATAAACCCCCAATAATACCAATAGTTACCAATGTATTTTTTTTCATATTAAAATTGAAATTTTATTCCTTTTCGTTGATAATTACCATTTATTGCGTTTATATCAGCATTTGTTAAATTTTGTGATATAAAAGCTGGTAAAGTTTGTAAAGCACCAGCACTAAAACCAAACCAATTTTGCTGCCTTTGTCCGAATGTGTCTATAAGCATAGCTACATCTGCATCATTTTTAGGTCTTGATAATTGATAAACAGCATCAGATCTATTATTTATAACAGTTTGTGATAAATCAGTATAAATATTATCTGCTATTAATTGCCATTCACCCCTAGTTTTTGTAGGGGTTTGTTTAGATGTAGCTTCACTTACATAATCACTAACATTCTGTGTTTGTGCAGTTTGTTGTGCTACCAGTGCTGGATCTTGCATTAAACCGAACTTAATTAGTAAAGGTTTAAGTATTAGAAAATAACCACCACCAATAACAGCAGCAGTTATTAATAATTTTTGTTGATCTGTACCGTATATTTTTTTCCTAGCCATTATTAAAGGTTAAAAAAATTATAACATTAATAATAATGATTGCAATTTAGCACCAGACATTTCATCTAATTTCCTTAAATGATTTACTGTTACACCTTTTTGCATCAAGTTGTTTAAAATAACTATTGCCTCGTTCTCATATCCATCCTCAATACCAGCTATTCCACTGGGTTGCGTTCCACCAATTCCTAAAAATTTACTCAATCCAGCCATAATTAACGGCTGCCAATTAGGATCAGATAAAATACCAGCTATTCCATCTGGTTTTTTTTCTTCTTCATCCTCCATTTCATCTGAACTTAATTTATTTAAAATTAAGTTTTGCGTTTCCATCATTCTAGATAGTGCATTTTCTAATTTATAGTTAGATCTATCTACACTGCCAATAGGTTGTGCGTGTGGTAAATCTACCACTCTAAAACGTACAGTAGCTAAATTGTCTAAATTACTATCAATGCTACCTTTTTTATTCAAGGTATCATATAATTTTAAGCAGTACAATGTTTCATCATTCTGCATTGCCATTGCTTGTATAGTATTTTCTAATAACATTCTGCCTTCTTCTTGATCTGGCTTAGTGTATTGAAAATGCTTTTCTAATTTCGAAGGGGTTAAGTAAGTGTAAACAGCATAATATGGACTGGTACAATGTTGATCGTACCAATCCATAATGCCATCTATGCCTACTATTTGTGCTTTCGCTGACATATAGTTGTATTAAAAATGGTAATAAACTCCAAAAGAATAAGCAGTACCAGTGGTAGCTAGTGCAGTTGGTAGGTTTACATAAGATTTTACCCAGCTAATTGTTAAGCCATTAACAGATGGTAATTCAAAAGTATAAGGATCTGCTGCACTGTTAACAATGTTGTTCAAACTTAACATAGGCACGTTATATACTAATTGTAAATCACCCTCGTATAATGTCAAAAACGATTTTTTAAGATCTGCTGTTGTTACTGGTGTAGATCCAGTCAACGGTGTAGCTGTAATTGTACCAGCTGTGTAAACTTGGATCGCAGTAATTTGAGCATTTCTCAAATTTGGCAAATCTGGAAAATAGAAACGTGTTAAAGTACTTCCAGATGGTACTGAAATCTCAACAGCTTCAAATCTTTCAATGCGTATCATATTTGTTAATTAATAAAGTTAAAAATAGACGGTAGTTACTGACCGTCGGCAGTTAGCGTTTATACTTCGCCAAAAGATATTATTTAACTGAAGTACAGTTTTGTGCTAAGATACCATACCATAATGTAGCTACGTATGTATTAGAATCAATAGCACTAGGTGCTGCTGGTAAAATAATACTTGCATTGATATTGCTAGCACCGTTTAACACGATATTAGGCTCACAAACTTGTAATGCGTATTCATCAAAACTAGCTTGATCAATAGCAAACTGTGCTGGACTTGTTACAGACGCAACGTTAAAGTTTGTGTTTTGTTGTTGTTGTGGTACATCTAAATGTTGTAACATACTCCATTTTGGTAACACGTTTTGGTTATTTACTTGAATGTTAAAATAACCGTTATATACGTTATATAACTGTGCAGCACCAGTTGGAAAAGCTGTTAAGTTAGGATAAGTATAGTTTTTAGCAGATCCAGTTGTGCTAGATCCACTTGTTAATAAGAACTGAATAGAGCTTACAATAAATAAATCTTGTAATGCTAATCTTTGTTCACGTACAGTTGGTGTACCGTTTGCGTTATCGTTAACTAATACTGGTACGTGATAAGATGCAGCAGAAGTTGTTAATAATACCTCGCTGCGTAAAAATGAAGGTGTAAGGACTGCGTGTGATGCGTCGTAACCTAATTGTTGGATCAGTGTTTTTGCGTTTTCGAACACCAATCTATTGCCCATTTGTGTTGCCATCTTTGTTTATTTTATATGTTTTTAATAAAAGTGAAAAAAATTAATTAGCAGTGTTCCATCATTGCTGCGTTACGTACACCAGCTATGTAAGTACCAGAACTAGCACCTTGATAACCAGCTATATTACGTACTGGCTTGTTACCATAGTAACCAGCACCAATACCACTAATTAAACCAGTAGTTTTAACTAAGTTTAAACCACCTACTGCGATCATTCCAGCACCTAATTTAGCTCCTACGTCGCCCTTAATAAATTTTGGTGTTAACATACCTAAAACAATAGGTGTAGCACCGTCTATTAAACCCTTAGTAGTTGATGAAGAACTAGAGAACATAGGATCTACTAATTTTTGCATAATTACTTGGGCTAAAATTGCACCTCCAGCAATATATGCTGCTGATGTAATACCTCCACCAATTCCAGACATTCTACTGTGTCTGCGTTTAGTATGGTGGCGTTTTGCGTGTGATTTTTTTCTTCTTGCCATTTTTTTGATTTTTAATTTTTGTTATGAGAAAATTTTTATTTAATATGTTTTTTTAATTGTATAATATGTGTTTTATGTTCTTTTATTAAATCTTTTACAGATTTTATCATTTGATTTAATCTTTTTTTATCTGCTAAATTTTTTACATTTTTTTTCCAATCTTCGTATATTAATTTTTTTCTTTCTAAATGTACTAATTGATCTAAATTATTTTGTATTTGTTTAATAGTATTACTACCAATTCCAGACATATGTTTATGTTGTGCTTCATCCAATCTTTCTACGTCGTGTTTAACTTTATGTATTTTATTTAAAATACTTTGTTCACTTGGTTTTTTCTTTTTAGCTACTTTGCGTTTTACTGTTCCTACTTTTTTTGCAGATGTTATTTTAACATTTAAACCTCTTTGTTTTGCATCTTGTAAAAATTCTTTTGCATCTTTAATATTTGCAAATGATACAATATTTTTTTTAGTATTTATATTGTGTAAATTATATTTTGGATTTTTATATTTACTACTAACTTTTCCTACTTTCTTAATAGCTTTTTTACGTGCTACTTTTTTATGTTTTTTTCCTACTGGACTTTTTCCTTTATGTTTACTTGCATAAATTGCACTGGCTTGTGCCACTGCTTTTTTCCATTCCATCTTAGGGTTTTTCTTCCTTAATATTTTAGCCTCTTTAATAATTTGTTGTAAAGCTGTCATTATTTTATTTTTTTATAAGTAATATTATTGCTAAACCAATCCCAGCATATAATAATAAATTGTTTGTATTAGAAAATGTATTAGTTATATCTTGTACTGGTGATGATGCAAATAATTGATTAGCTTCATTTTGATACCCTCCTCTACTTAATTTATCTGCAATATCTTGTACTGTTATTGTTTTATTCCAATGGCTATTATATGTTAATACATTATTTGTACCATATTGGCGAATGTATTGTAATATGTTTAATGCCTCATTTTGTATAGAATCACCATCTTGCAAAATCCATCCAGTAACATTTGTACCAATAGGATAACCCATCTGATTATCTAATGCGTTCCATCCCATCCAATCATTTGGGTTTGGTCTGCCCTTATTAATTGAATCTATAATAGTTGCAACAGCAGTAGCAGCTAAAGTAGCTATGCCACTACTCATAGGATCACCAGTAACAATAGGTGTAAATTTCAGATCACCTATTTTTGATGCTTTATATCCTATATATCCAATATCTTGCAATTATCTACTTTTTTTTGTTATAAAATATACACCTAAACCAGCAGCAGCAATTAATAACAAAGTATTTGTACTTATACCAGTGCTAGGTTTATTATATGGTGCTGGATATGATTGTGCACTATATTGACTAACAGTATTTTTAGGTTGCAACAAAACTGGTGCTACTTTTAATAAATTACCAAAAATATTAGTCCAGTCAAAACTAGAGCTAGATGATGCAAAAGAACTTGGTAAAGATCCAGATTGATCTATTAACATTCCAGATGTATCGAAATAGTTACCGTTTGAATCCATACTTAATTGTCCCATAGTTTTACTATGTTTATCATATTTTCCAATTTCTACTCCACTTAATGCTACTAATGCCATATCGTTAATTTTTTTATCTTTATAAAAATAAGGTTGTTTTTTTTGATCGTATTCATCTAAAACTGGATCTATCCAGTATTCTTTATCTTTTTCTTTTATCACTGTAAAAACGTGCTGTGGTGTTTTGTCAAATGGATCATAACTAGCAAAACGATACATAACATCAAATTTTTTGCCCTCGTTACGTTTCCAAGCTGACATTATACCTGAACTGAAGCTCGAAAACCCTTTACAGTCAATTCCAGACTTACTACTTCCTAATATAGCTGCTGGACTACGTAATACTTGCATTTTTTCTGGTTCAATTACATAATTGAAATTGTCCTTTAAAAAGCACCAAACATTATATGCTGTTTGATCTGTATTTTCATCCTCGATAAAATATCTATATATTTTATCATACTCTTTCTCATATTTTTGATGGTTATTTAAAATACCATCAATAATATCCATAGTGTCTTGATTATATACTAGAACATCTTTTTTACCTAAAAATGGATCTAATTTACTAATCAATGTATTTTTACTTACCATACTAAATTGAATAACTAAAAACTAAAGGTAAAGAAATGAGATCTACCATTATAGTACCGTTAAAATCTAATTTAAAACCTTTATTATTCAATTTTTGTATGTACTGTCCTAAACCAGCATAATTTAATGTTACTGGTATATTTAATATACTTGATCCTCTTTCTAATGTAGTGGGTGTGATACCTATTACAGTACCAACCATTTCACCATTTAAAAATAAATCACCTTTAATTTGTTGTATTTCTGCTGTTACATCAGTTGGGTTATTTACTTGCACAATAATATTTAATACTGGGTTAAGTAAACTTAAATTAGAATAATCAATCGACTTAAAAAATACACTAAATGTTTTGCTTAGTAAGTATTTTTTATATAAAATATAACCAACAATAGCAGCTGGTAATAACCACCAATTTTTTTGCATAAGTAATGGATTGTCATAAAATTACTAAAAATTCATAAAACCACCAATTTTTAGTAAAAAATTTAAAAAAAACACAATTTTTAGCAGTGTGGATAAAATGTTAGGGTAAATGTGCATTGTTATGATAATAAAATATTATTTTTGTTTCACAAGGTGAAAAAAAATAATATTCACATACCCGTAAAATACATACTATTTATGTAATTTTTTTCACCTTTAATTAATATATTTTTAAAAATATATTTGGTAGTTTAAAAAATATTAGTAGTTTAGCACTCGATAACAATTTAACTGACACTTAAACCCATCAAAAATGCAAACTATTTTGTATTCCAATGCACGATCTGTGCTTGAAGAAATTAAACGATTGACACAAAAAAAAGATGATCTAGTTTATATTAGATCATTTCAAAAATTTCGTAATGTAAAAATTTTATTTAGCAGCACCAACCCAGACGGTGTTGAGCAAATGATCTGGCTTACAAACGATATGATCCCCTTTCAACTAAGTAATGAAGTAAGTAATTTACTAGATGATGCTATTGATGAATATAGCAAGGACATACAATCATTAACCATACATTTAAAAGAAATATAAAATGAGAACACATTGGCATCTAGGATATAAAATTTTTGAAACTTTATTCGATCATTTGAATCCTAAAATATTTATAGTACAAATGGATATGTCTGAACATAACAGCTTAGAGTCTGCAAAATGTCATATAGATTTTTTAACACAATAAACTTTTAAAAATGGAAAACTCGAAAGAAAAAAAACCCAGCATAGGTGCTTGGGAAAACCCTACAAAAACTGGCAAAACATTTATTCAATTTACTATCAATGGTAAAAGTTATACAATGTGGAAAAATGGTTTTAAAACAAAGCCTACACATCCAGACTATATCATTTACGAAAATGAACCACAAAAACCAGTAGTAAATGAATAATATTACACAACCAGCATACCCAGTTATGCCATTACAAGACAATTTTAAAAGGTTAGTAGTACCAGTAGCTGGTATTAATAAACTTGAATTATTTGCTTTAAAAATGTATGAAATATATTTTAATGATGATGGATATAATGTTATTGCTAATCACGAATTTGAAAATGAAAATGGTGAAGAAGTTAAACACGCAATAATGAATTTTGCAATAGATGATGCAATAACATTTTTAAATAAAATTGAAGAAAAAACTAAAACTATAAACAATGATAAAAATAATGAAATGGCTGTTTTTGACCGTTAACGGTCAAGCATTACTAATTGTTTTACTGGCTTTTTATATTTGTTCATTGCTACAAAAGATATAATGGATACTGACAAACAAACCACGATTACCGAACTACTAGCAAAAAGAGCATATAACCCAGATTACATACCGAATAAAGAAAATATAGTTTTTACCATATCTGGTAAACACGTTGGATCTTTACAGAATTTTTGTGTGTATTCTGGGTTACCGTAACAAAAGCTGGTAAATCAACGTATATAGCTGCGTTAATAGCTAGTGCCTTTGTGCCTTATGATGTTTTTAGTATGAAGTTACATTTGCCAACGGATCGTAAAAGGCTATGTTATTTTGATACGGAAAGCAGCGACTATGATTTTTTTAGACAAATTAATAAAATAAAGGGTTTTTGTGAGCTTAACAATCTACCAGAATGGTTTAATGCCTATCAAGTTAGAGAAGATGGCAGCGGCATAATTAGGCGAATGATTGAAACCTATTTAGAAGCTAATCACGATTGTTCTGTAATTATAATAGATGGTTTATTAGATCTATTAGTTAATTACAATGATGAAAAAGAAAGTAGTTTATTAACAAAATGGCTAAAAAAAATTACTAAAATTTATAACGTGCTACTGGTAACTGTACTACATCAATCTAAATCTAATTTAAGCACTACTGGACACATAGGCTCTGCTAGTGATCGTTTCGCACAATCTACACTAGATATAGTAAAAGAGAAAGAAAAAAATGCTTATGTGCTTTCTAGTAGGTTTATGCGCAGCGATTCCGATTTTGATCCAGTAACATTAATAAATTTTAATGGTATATTCCAGCAAGTAGAAACAGAAAAAAAACATAATACTGGTAAAAAAGCTAGTGATCTACCAGATACAGAAAGTAGATCATTATGTTACCAGATCATAACCATACCCACAAATTATAATGATATATCTAATGAAATTATAGAAAGAACAGCCACCAGTAAAGGTTATGCAAAAAATCTAATAAAATTATGGATAACTAAAGGATGGATCGTAAAAAATAAAGATAATAAATATGAAACTAGATAAGATTATAATATTTATAGGTAAAGCAGCTATTTTTATGTATATGGCATTTATTTTAGTTCCACTGGCTGTTATCTATACACTAGCTATTATGTTCTGGGTTTTTTTAGAATGGATCTGGGAAATATCAATAATAAATAGAAAATGATTAAAAATATTTTAGCAATAATAGGTTTTTGGCATATTATAAAATATGTCTATTATAAAATATTAGAAAAAACTAATGGTTAGTATTGTCAGTAAAAAAAAGCAGCCTAGAATTTAACAAAACTAGACTGCTTACTGACAAATAAACCTCGAAAGGTAATTTTTTTCAATGCAAATATAACTTAAAATGACAAATAAACAAAAAATATACATCATCATCCAGCAACGTAAATTAGTAAGTTTACAAGATCTATATGACATTACAAAGATGGATCGTATGCAAATGCTTACAGCAGTATCTCATTTAGTAATTAAACGTAAAATAAAAGCACTTACTCAAGATACTGTCAGATACTTTGCCATAATCAATAAATCCCTTTAAAATGGCTAAAAAACTATATAATGCTATTGTTTTTTGTTCTGGTACTTTCCCTCCCAGAAAGTACCGTAATATTAATAATATACCCAATTTTATTAAATTTTGCCAAACCTTTGATAGTCAATATGTTAATTTATATGATAAAAGCAGTAAACTATTTGCTGGTAGAATATATATAAAAAAAGGGGTGTAAAAACACCCCTCGCAACCTTTATACATCAATCTAAACCCTATCTAACTATGATAAAAATAATGTTTTTTCAGCTTTTCTACGTGCCATTAAGCCTTTATTAACTTGTCCTCCAGATAAGTTCCAGCGATCAAATTGTGATGCTACTGTGTTAATATCTGTACCATTATTTAATAATTCTAATAATGTGCTATTTTCGAAAGCACCTCTACCAATATTATAACTAAAACTAGATAAAGCTAATAACTGGTTATTGCTAATAGGTACTTTTACTTTGCTTTGCACGAAGTTAAAATCTTGCTGTGCCTCTTGTAATAACCAATTTTTAGCAGTTGCTTTATCAATAATATCTGTTTTAGCCACTGGTCTTTTTTGATCCCAATTATATTGTGATCCATAACCTACACTGTACCCAGTACGATCCCAATAAGGTACAGCATAAAAACCCTCAAAACTACTTATTACATTAAATAAGCTATCACTAATACTAGCAAAACTCGTATTATTTAATGCAGTAGCTAATCTTTTACGTAGCATAAGCAAAATTATTGTAGTTACGGCTATACCAGTAACTATTTTTTGTTTTCGATTCATTATTTTTTGGCATCTGCTGCTGTTGCACCTAATAAAAATGTGCTAATTGTAGAAACAATTTGTCCAGCACTTTGTAATTTACCAGTCCCATTTGATGCGAAATATCCACCAATAGCTGCAAGTAAACCAAAAATAGTCGTTTTTGTATTTTTCATTGAACATTATTTTTTTTTGTTCTGTTTATAAATGTTCACAATAGTATAAATACTGGCTGCACCAGATAATAAACCTAAAATTAATTGCATATAAGCATTAATTTGGTTTATACTTAGTACATAAGCTGTTAAGCTAGTAATAGATCCAGTTATTGTATTATTGTGGTTGCTCATCCTTTACTGGTTGTAATGCTTTGACTACGGTATTAAATGCTTCAGCCACTTGTACTGCTGTGTCTATGTTTGCCATAACACCTTTTTTAATACTTTCGTCAATTAATGCTTTTAAAATTTCTAATGCTTTTTGCGTTTCCATTGTTGTATATTTTTTGGTTTTAAATTAATGTTAAGTTTAATTGTGTTGCACCCCATTGATAAGCATAACTATTTGAATCTGGACTACTTGAATAAGCGTCATAATCAAAACCAGTCATTGTTAAATTTCCTTGTGATAATTGTTGATTAGTTGAAGAAAATAATTGCCAATAAAACGTTGCACTACTTGTTAAATTATCATTTATACTATTCATATTAAAAATAGTAGCCATTACCATAATTCCATTATACCATATTGA